TAGCAATCTCGGGATCTGGATCGATCATAGGTAAAGCAGTATGAAACATATCATAATCTTTCCACGTTTTATATCCACGATATTTAGTTTTTAATCCACGGTATTCCATCTGCTTAAGAGATACCATACCGTTAGCTGTTGTTTGTGTTCTATTGCTTATTAAAAATCCGCACATTATTCGTTTACCAAATTGTTAAGTCCATATTTATCTACTGTAAAGCAATGTAAAGAACTAGCAGAGAAATGCATGATTCCTGGTACTGCATCTAATCCAGATTGTTCTATTAACCATAAGCATAACCTATTAGCGAAATATAAATCGTTATGTAAGTGTCGCATTACATCGCATGATCGCATATGATATGCACAATGTAATTTACCATCACGTAACATAAAATGCCACCCGAACGTGCACGGGACGCGTTCGCCCGCGAGAGCGGCCGTACCATCTTCTGGAAACCAGATTGGTATATAACACTGTCTTGTTTTAGGTTCTTTTTGTAATAGTTTAACTGCTGTATTTAGATCTGCTATATTAAATCTAATTCCCATTTGTTCTGTATCTTGCCACATTCTTTCTGGATAGCTATGTGAAAAAGCTGTATCCATTAAATATTTATCTGTATCTTTTAACCACATTGTATGTGATGGTGGTGGGTTGCAAGGTATACCACCTACTCTTTCGTCGAAGTGGATATCTGCCCATGGCTGAGTAGCTTTTAGTTCTGTACTAGCTTCTTCTGCATTGTTATACATATCTGCTTTCATGCTTGCATGTAATATTTCTAGGAAGGCAGGATGTTCTGTTCCGCCTTGCCATCTTTCGGTTTCTATTTCATAGCCGAGGTTTAATAAATTACTTCTTAAGTCGTGTAGACCTAGTTTAAGATTGCTGGCTATCGTCATTGCTGATTATGTTCCTGTTAAATATATCTTTGTCTTTTGTTTGGCCATCGATATCACCATCTAAGTAAGCTGAAAAGAATGCAGAATAGTTAATTAAATCTATTGCTGAATCTTGTAGCGATTCGAAGTTTTCTATATAGTTATCATCATCTTTCATAGCATCTAAAACAGAGTGCATGCGATTAATTTTGCCGGTCATAATATCGAGAATGGTTTGTGCGCCATTTGGATAGTAGTCCGATTGTCTAATCCTAGATTTAGGATTTTGGTAGTCATTGCCTTTCTTAGCTATAAGATCAGCAGCTTGTTTGAGTATCATTAGTGGTTTCATATATGTATTATATCATAGTTTGGGGTGAAAGTAAACCTATATTTTTGTTAATATAGTACCTGTTTGATAGAGAGGTAATCTAACCTCTGGATATCTTTTAGGGTAAGTATTCATAAACAATGTTTGTGGCAAATGCCTATGGATAAAAGTACCGTAATATTCTACTGGATTTGATTCCAATAATCTTTCTGCTACCATTTTGTGTAATAGATAGCCTTGTTTTCTTTGAGTAGGATCTTTAATTAATGTAATAAACTTTCCACCTGGCTTAAGCTTTTTAATAGCTGCCGTGTAGATATCGATGATTGTGTTCCAGTATGCCTCGCCTTTTAATACACCTACGTTCATATCTTTTTCATATATAACGGTTGTGCCTTTACCCTTGGAGGTAAATCCTCTCTCTGGTGCATCTGATTGGCCACCACCAAGAACGGGATAAGGTGTTCCATTGATAATAAGATCAAAGATCTCGCCATCTGGATAAGCATTCTCCGCTAATAAAGATTCTAAATCTCTAGCATCACCTTGAATAATCTCACCTTTTGCTGTTGCTGTTCCTCTATCATATTGAACCCCGATTGTTCTTCGGGTAATGTCTGGGAATTCTAATTCGATTCCTACTGCATTTCTTCCAGAGTTAATAGCTTCTACCACAGCGGTACCTGTACCTACTGTTGGATCTAAAACTAGATCTCCAGGCTTAGTAAACTTTTGGATTGCATACCTATAACCAGACCAATGACCTGGACAAATATGTTTGTCAAATCCACCTTCAGGCTTTTCATCCGGGAAGTAGTATTGAGATCTAGTACTTTGTGTATAGTATTGATCGGTTGGGGTATGATAAACTTCTCCTATGAAGTTATCTCTACAGAGATTACAATCACAATGGTAATCTTCTGGTATTTCTTTTCTATCGAATAGCTCGTCGGTTATTCCAACGGCCTTAAATGTCGATTCGCCTGCCATAATTATCTCCTAAATTATATACATTTACTCGGGTCATGTTTCTATCCAACCCGCTCATTACGGTATCTACATCGTAAATACCTAAAAACTCAAATTTTAAATCGTATCCTACAGGAATAACATCAGGTAGATTATTCTCATACCTTAAACGATTGCTTTTAAAAAATAGAAAATGGGTAAGCTTTCCTTTACGGTTAGCATCCATATATCTTATATAATCATGCTGTAAATTGTACCAAACAGAAGCTATTTCTTTAAAGTCAATTACCATGCCTTTGTATTTAACATCGGCGAGATAACGATCTTTACCCGTAACTTCTTTTGCACCTTTTACATTTGCACAAACCATATCTTCTAGATATTCTGAATCTAGGTTAGCACGAGAAGAATACCCACGTTTAGTAGTAGCATATTCTTCATCATGCTGATCAAACATTTCTTGACTTATTTTTAAGTCTAATGTATTAATGTATTCTATCAAATTTTCCATAATATAGATCTATTATACCATACTTTTAAGTGTTTGTAAACCTTTATTTTAGCTAATGATAGCTTTAATAAAGTCTTTATGGATAATAACTGCTGCTGATCCATCTACGTTTACTGGCATAGATTCATGCCATTTAAGAAATACTCTTTGGCCTGGTTCTATTTTTGGACTAACATTGTCAGGATCTAAATTATCTGCCTGGATGTAATCACCAACTGCTATAACCAATCCTGGTTTGGATGCTTTATCCATTTGAACATCAGCTGATAAAATAATACCACCTGCTGTCTTTTCTTCTTTTTCTACTTCTGCGATTAAGACATTATTGCCTAATACTTGAATTCCCATATTTATCTCCTATAAGTTATTCTTAAATACAAACTCGATTGCTCGGTCTGCTTCTTTTTGTATATCTCTTTTCTCATACCAATTACCTGTGTCCATATCGAGAGATCTACATATATGTGCAATTTCTTGTGAGGTAATAGGATAACCACGTTGTGTTGCGTTTCCTGCGGTTGAAACCATTATTTGGTACATTTTTAAATACCATCCGGTACCTGTGATACCTTTATACTCTTCTACTTGTCTTTTATTAACAAACGGACAATCTAAATATGATGTCCAAGTATAACTTGTGTTTTTTAATTGTGTTTTACGATGTTCGATTAATCCTAGTTTAATCTTTTCTGGTAATCTATCAAAGAAAGATTCTGCTGGATTCATATATGGATGCTTAGACATTAGTACTGCCGGATCCATTATATCACCATCGTGTGAAAAGCAAAAGTTGTTCGCATCTTTATATTGAGATGGAACGTAATACATTCTGCTTAGGTCTTTTGTTTGTGCATCTGCTATGTCGCCAATCTCTTTATTGATTGCGAACCAGAAATGCTTTATGTTATCTTTTTCTACCCAGTGAGTGAGCGGAAAAACCAGACGGAATTTAGGATTAGCCAAACTACTACTAGCTGTGGAATAACAGAAATAACGATATTGTTCATAATGTTTTTGTATCTCATCTATTGTTCCTACAAAGTCATCCACATCAAGAATACCAAAACCGCCCCAACTAACCACGTTGTCGTTAGCACGAGTAGTATCAGGCAGATATGTAGCAGGACTGATAAGAGGAGCTTCAGATTTTTTAGAGTACTTGTCAGATTTATGGAGTCCGATGAGGACTGCTTCGAACTCTTCGAAGGTTTTGTAGTCCATTCTTTTATTCGTTTTATTATCATAAATGCTATTAAATATTGTGCAACTTACCATGGTTATCCTCGTGTGATGGAGCTGTCCAACCTTCGGGTTTAATCAAATCTGGTAAACCTAAAGGGTTAGGTCTGGTTTCTTTTACTCCAACTTCTTTTGACATGTTAGCTCTTAGTACAGCATCCCATGCTTTTTCTGAATCAATACCGAATGCATCTAATGTTCCTATTGCTACAACGCATAGATCTATTAGACCATCTACGATTTCTTCTGGGTCTTTTTCACCCGCAGCTTTAAATGTTTCTTCGTATTCTTCTTTTAAGAATGAAATACGGAAATGCAATAGCTCTTTTAGTTTGTCAGGGTTATCTGTAACCCATTGTTTAACGCCATATTTGCTATGCATTAAAGCTATATCTTGTACCCAATTCTTAGACATTATACTATAATTCCTGAGTTTGGTGTTGCTATTTGTATTTCAGATGTAGCTGCTCTGTGTTGTTCTACTAGTTGTTTGTTTGGTACGACCATAAACATAACAAACTTAAGATCAATTTCTAATCCATCTTTAGCTTCGGTGTATGGCATAAATGGCATAAAGCCTATTTTGCCTTCTCCGGCTGGGATAAGAACAATGCTATCTTTTAAAATTATAGTATCAGTATCGATACCATTTAGATCTACGTTAGCGATTATTTCTTCGCCAGATGTTAGTCTGACTAATTGTATATTTTTCATATTTTATTTTCCTTGTTGTGGTATATTATACCATAGTTTTGGGCATTTGTAAACCCCTTATCCAAAAAAGTCCTCTAAGGTATTAATCTTTTCTGACTGCCAACCAATTGCGGATAGTATCGGATTGATAGCATCCAGGAAGGTCTTTTGAAATTGTAGTTCTTTATCGATATGTTCTTCTAAGCAGAACTCTTTCGGTAAGAAATCTTTGAAAGCAATTACATTTTGCTTAACCGGATTTGGCATTTTTAAATACATAAATTTAAGTTTGTCGCCATTCCTAAGTAAGGGGATTTGTTTTAACTGTAGCTCTTCTTTTTTCCAGTTGTACGCGAGGGCGGCGCGGACGTGGATGGGCGTACCTTTCTTAAAGGTCTTAGCTGTTACTGTTTCGCCTGCTTGATTTCTATATGAACGTTTCTCTTCACAGCCAGTTATATTGTTAGCACCCCGTGGGAATGCTATTTGATCTGGGCGTAGGGAAAAGAAATGTTGTTTGAATTGTGCTATTGATTCTTGCACAGTAGTTTCATCGGTAGAAATAATAACTTTAAATATAGCTTTAAGTGCATCTCTGCAAGATTCGGGGGTAGAGCTTTTATTAGCTTCTACACCAATTGATTTAAGTTTAGGCTTAGCATATCTAACACCTTCGTTATCTAATACATTTAATATGTATCTTTTCTTAGCTAAGTAGATTCCACGATCAGCTATAACCTCTCTGGACATAACCATTTTGTTATCGATGCCGCCGAAGATATCATAGAATTCTTGGTATGCTTTTACGAATACAGGTTCTATAGCTTCTTTGCCAACCTTATCTAGGAAATCTATTGGGCTTGGTGGATTGATTTTATTAACCAAAGGACCTAATCCAACATAAAGGGAATCAGTATCGATTGCTAATACGTAGTCTGTGTTGGTCTTAAGGGCATCATTTAAGTATCTATTGACGGCGTTTTCACCCCAACGGATAATTGCTTGACCGGATAAGGTAATGGCCTCGGCGATTCGTTGGTCGAAGAATCTAAAGTAACGGTTACCCAATGCGCCATAAAGAGAGTTAAGAAGAATCTTAATTGCCATTTGTCTGTTTTCATTGACTGAGATTTCTTTTTGTATTCTATATAGTTCTTGCTTATCATTTGGGTTTACCTTCTGTAATTCTTTTTGTGCTTTGATCATTGCCTTTTTAACATCGACTCTTTCTATGTACATCTCTTCGATGATCTTAGGAAGTGTGCCTTGTCTGTCGGTACGAAAATGTTGGCCACCAACTGCAATGCATTCGTTGGGGGATCTTTCAATACTAGTAGCTCTTAAGACATTTTCTACATCTACACCAGAGGTAGTTTTAGGCATTATTGTTTCTGGTGACATATTATATTGCATAATAAGCGATGGGTATAGGGAGTTTAAATCGAAACTAACTACGTGATCGTGCATTCCGACTTGTGGTTCTTTAACATAACCGCCGGGATAGTCGCCTTTTAATTGGTCTTTTGCAAAAGGTACGATTGTATTATTAGCATATAGATCACGGAATACGATTGAATCCCATATTGCAGTAGTTCCAAATGTATCTGTATAGTTAACACCGCCACGATATGCCATGGTAATAGCAAGGGTAATTAGACCCATTTTATCTTCGAAGCGATCTACCAATTCTACATCTTTAATATTATAATCAATAAACTTTTGGTGATCGGCTTTGTAGAGATTAAACAAGGAACCATGTTCTTCGTAAGATAGTTTTTCTTCGCCGAGGACTACGTGAGCAATGTTATTCAGAGAATAAGATTCTTGCTGACCATAGGCATACCCAAACTTTTTAAATACTTCCATATAATCCATATGAGATATACCTTGGAAATCAAATGTTTCATCGCGATTGTTTGATTTGTAACCGATGCGAACTTCTCTACGGTCAACGTTACCCCATGGGGATAATCTTTTCACATTCTGCTCGCCGAGATCTGGGCCAAAGACCCGCATGATACGATTGACCAAATAAGGTATATCGAAGAACTTAGAGTTCCATCCAGTAATAACATCGGGTGTGTGCGAGGGTGTAGCCCAGTGATTAATAAAATCTATGAGTAGTTCTTTTTCATCTACGCATTTTTTATACACTACACGATTGTCTTTCATTAAAGCATCTTCGACATTATAATCGCCTAAGCCCCAAACGTAATATGTATTGTCTATATTATTTTTAAGACAGATAGCTGTAACTGTTTTAGCAGCTTCGCCTGGTTCTGGGAATCCATCATCGGATTGAACCTCTATGTCAATAGTTGTTACATTGATTTTAGATCTATCGAATTCGATTAAGCCAGGAAATAGGTCGTTAGCTAGGGCTGCTTGGTGTTTTGTATTACCGAATATATGCCGACCTGCTACGTGTTGATTTTGTTGTACCCATTCTTTAGCATCTCGCATGCTGTCGAATTGTACAGGAGCAACTGGTGTACCATCTAGGGATTTCCATTGTGTTGCTTTAGTTGTACCTACGAATAAGGTAGGTTTGTATTTGATTTTCTTTTGGACTCGCTGTCCATTTTCTATACCTCTGTAGAGAAGCATATTGCCGTAGCGAGAAATGTTTGTGTAAAATTTCATATAAGTGTATATTATACCATACTATAGAAGGTTTGTAAACCTTTTTTTTCAGTCAAGAACGGTGGGGTAATTTCTTACCCCCCGCATGAATTGTCAAAGTCTAAGACTAGTAAGATATGATAGTTAATAAAACGAGAGCTGGTGCAATAGTAATTGCAATAAAAGCTAACACAAATATTTCTAACATTTCCAACGTGGCCTTAGCGATGTCATGATTATCTGCCCAAAAGGCTTTTAATTTAGTCATGATGTATCTCCGGTAAATTATTCTTTAATAACCTACCAGGTTTCGCTAATTGAACTCTAGCCTTTCAGCAGAGTTTTCTTCTTTGATGTCCCGGTAGACCCAATGTTGATCTTCCTTGGACGCTGTTCTTCTGGGATTTCGACCCTGGCATTCACCACGAGTATTCCATCCTTCAAATCAGCCCCATCGATTACGCAAAATTCTGAGAGTCGGAAGGACTTCTCAAATTTGCGGGATGAGATCCCTTTATAAGCATACGCCCTGTTATCCTCCCCGGTATTACCCTTCACCTTTAGAATTCCATCCTTAACCTCGATGTCGAGATCAGTCATGCTGAATCCAGCCACTGCTAATTCAATAATGAAATTTTCATCATCGACTCTTACAATGTTATGTGGTGGGTAGTTATCAGTTCCAGTTCTAGCTGAATTATGAATCCTTTCTAAGTCTTCAAATAATCCATCAAAACCGACGAATAGAGAACGTGGTACGTTCAAGTTACTTCTTACCATAGTTATTTCCTCCTATATATAGCAAGGTTGTGTGAGCCGGTCCAATACCGCACTCATCGCTTATATTTATACAAGTCGTAAGACTAGTTTAAATAATTTGTGTTAAAATTCCTAGTCCAACGCCTAAAAGAAACATATACAGATATCCAACTAAATAAAATTGAGTATCTAAATGTTTTGTTCTTGGGATTAACCCTAGGTTTTTTAATGTTTTTGTCTGTTGTTTTCCAGTCATATAAATGTTCAAGAGAGTTCTAGTTTATTCTTCTGCTTTCTTGTTATTTCCTATATTATATTTTGGACAGAGCTCCCATTGAGTTTTCTCTTTAAAAGGTATTACCTTTATTTGCCTTAATGGCGCTGTGTCTTTTGCTTGGGAAGGTTTAATCATTGTAACCAATCCCCAGTCTGATAACAAAGTAGAAATTGTATTCCTTCTATGTATATCGTTTTCTATTAAATTAGATGGCTTACCATCCAATAAGAATAATTCTTTAAAATGCACTATAAAGTATCTGCCTTGCTTATGCAATATGTGGCAGGACTGATAGAGTTTTTGATCTTTGCGTGATGCTACACCGATACGTGTTAATGTTTCTCTTATCTTGAGAAAATCATCGGGTTCATTAAGTGTGACTTCCAGCATATCAGCTGGGACCCACGCCTGTATTTCATTATTTTCTTTTTCCACCTTTACTAATCCTATGTTTCAATGTTTCAATTTGGTCTGGGGTAAGTAGAGATAATACTGATTTTGCCTTTTCATTGCTATAACCATAATTTTCTTTAATCACTTCCAGACATTCAATCTCCGCTGGTTTCACCCACTTGGAGAATCTTTTCTTCTTTCTTATTATATTTATATAAAATTGATTCTGAAGGCTGGAATCTATGTGATGATTTATATTCATCTCATTAGCATATAATACTGTATCCTGAAAATGGGATAAGGTTCTATTTACTAGGAAAGGCTGGTATGCTTTTTCTGTTTCATTATCAACAATTAAATTCTTCTTAGTGAAGTTAATTGCATTTATAAAATCAAAGGGATTCAATATAACTCCTTGCTTGTTCTTCTTGTTCAAATAATCTTTCATATACAATTACTTGACTAGGATCTATAGCTGTTACCCGATACATCGTTTTGTCTTTATAATGTATTTGATGATATGAATAACTAAGCTCGCGGGATACAGTTTTGTATACGTTTAAATGGTGGGTTGGTTTATCGTACATTATACTATTTCCACTCCTGCCATTATTTCTGTTAGACAAGCTACGAGGTTTAATTCATGGTCTGCAACAAATGCATTCTTATATTGATAGTCAGCTAGAATAAGAACTAACTGAGGTATAGATTTAGGATCAATGTATTCAAACATTGTATCGTAGATCTTTCTAAAGATAGATGCTGGTTCCGTATCCATGTTATCAGCTACCCATTGACGCATGCGTTTAAAGTCTTTGTGTTTAATATGTAGCATTAGATCATTAATAGAAGTCTCGCTAATGCTTACTAGGATGCCTGTATCAATGCTTCCACTGGTACTATATCTTTGTAATTCATTTAAGACTCTACGCCAATCTGGCATATGCTTCATAATTAGATCTGCAATTACCTGCTTATCGTAGGTAACCTTTTCTTGGCCCAGTATATACTCGACTCTTTTCATAAATTCAGAAAGGAGAGGAGGCATGTCCTTCTTGGCCATATTAAATTCGATGACCGAACATCTAGAATGTAGAGGTTCGATTATACGGTTTTTAAAATTGCAAGTAAGTATAAACCTGCAATTGCCTGAGAACTCTTCGATAAATCCACGAAGAGCTGGTTGGGTAGACTGTGGGTTTAAGTAATCTGCTTCATCGAGTATTACGACCTTAAATCCACCCTGTAAGCTAACTGTGCTAGCAAACTGTTTAATCTTATTTCTAAGAGTATCGATATTACCTTCTTCTGATCCATTGATCAATAAGAAATCTAAATCTAATTCATTGCATAGTGCCTTTGCGACGGTTGTTTTTCCCAGACCAGCTGTGCCGGTTAGAAGCATATTGTGCAATTCACCTCCGCTAACAATATCCTCGAACGTCGCTTTTATATGGGAAGGCAATACAATTTCTGCAATTGTTTGTGGTCGATATTTCTCGACCCATAGAAATTCATTCATTAAAGTACCTCCCAACCAAGTACACTATCAGCAATAAAAGATCGCCAAGCTGCTTTATCTAAAGCCCAAGCTGCTATTACATCTGAATTAGCATTAATCTTTTTAATAGTTGGTGATATGTTATGTGCTTCTAATACAAGCGGGTTGAGAGTGCAAGGCATAACTCTTATTTCGTCAGAGTTAACCTTTTGGAATGTTACCGTTACAGTACCATTCATTAGAGCTTTTATTAGCTCTTGTTTTTCATTTTTATCCATTATATAATCCTAATTAAAGTAGCGGGATTTAACCCTCCCGCAAGTAGGTTTTAATACAAGCTTAGCTGTCAGAAGTATCTTCTGTAGCTGGTTCCATATCCATTTCGGATTGAACCGGTGCTTCGCCATCTTCTACTGGTGCTTCAGTACTTTCGGCTGGTACATTAGCTTCAAGGAATTTTACAACCTTTGATCTTAATGTTCCAACACCTTCTAGTTCTGAACCTTCGAATGCTCCTCTTTTAGAACAGATATCAATTATCTGAACAAAAGACTGAACATCACCTAGCGAAAGCTGTACTGGCTCTGCTGCTTGTGTTTCTACTGCGTCTGTCATTTTATTTCTCCTTTGCAAAGTAGACTAATTCGGAAGACCGGTAATCCGCATCTTCCACCATATCCCTCATAGTGTATATGAGAAATTCTTTTATGTGCTTATATTTATGCACTAAATTTTGTTGTTTGTTCTAAAGCTACAAAATATTCTATTGGGAAATTTGTATTCTGCCAATGTGATATTTTCTTTTCTGATAAACTAACGAAGTAATCACCAGCAATAATCTTTAGGTTACTTATGTTAAAGTCAAAGTTAAACTCGCCTTTAGTTGTGTTATCTGATTCTATTTCTAATGTGAAATCGTTAGCTGTTGCATCTTTTGCATCAAATATTCTAGCCATAATCTTTCCATCGTTGCCAGTAATGCTTAGGTCAGTATGACCAAGAACCCCAGCTGCTTGTTTAATCTTATTAATAACTTCTGAATCTAGAGTCACGCCACAGTCCGTAGAGGGCATTGTAATTTCCTTTGTGGGTGTAGTTAAGATCTCTGGATTAGAATAGTAGTAAGTAACTTTCTGTTGATTAGGCAATTTGCATCCGCCGACATTTGAATTAACCTGTAAATATTTATCTTCGAATTCAATGTTGCTATTCTCTATTAAAGATAGTACAGATAAGAATTCATTTAGATCATAGATTCCAACTTGGTTGGGGAAGTCTTCAACGATTTCTGATTTGGCCATAATGGTTTTAGATTCAGAGATTGTTCCGATTGCTTGTCCCGGTTCAATGACCAGATTGGGGTTTATAGAGGCGAAGTTCTTTAAAACTTCTAGTGTGTCATTAGATAATTGCATAATATTCCTGTTTTTTTATTTGATGGTATCATTATACCACAGTTTTGGTTGAATGTAAACCCTTTTTTGCATTTACTTTATCTGCAAAGGCTAGTTCTTGATCCCAGTTAATTTTGTTACTTTCATAACATGGGCTATTTTGTTGGCATATAATAAGTCTTCCGCCATCCATATCTAATCTAATGCTATCGGTTGTAAATAAACCTCCATTAACATCATGGATAATAGCTTCTATAGAACCATTTTGGTCCTCGCTATGTAGGTGATTAAATAAAAATACTAATTCTTCTTTTGTCATTACTTGTAAAAAATGTGGTCATTGATAGTAACCGTAGGGGTTAAATAGTCGTTCCAATAAGGATCAACTGAGGTTGTGTGGTAGTATAAAGCACCGCTTGTTACATCGAATGCCATATAAGACATAATACTGTCTGCTAAATCAAGGGCTTCACTCCAAGTTTGAGAATCTGTTGGTACATCTGATTTGCCATCGCAGTACCAGCTGAATTGGCATTTGTGTAATATTGGGACAATATCTCCTTTCCAGTTTTTCCTGGTATAGGATTGGTAAACTACATCGCAGATAGTATCTGGGAATTGGTCATCATAAACTCTATTAATAACTACTTGAGCTACTGCCATTCTACCCACATCAGGTTGGTTAGCAGATTCAAAATATATATTCTGTGCTAAACAAATACGATCGCTTTCGCCTATCGCTGATGCTTTTAATTCTAGGGTAATAAAAAGTGTAGCCAAAAATGTAAGTGCCATTACACACATATGAAATGGGATATAATATTTTGACGCTGATGACCATATAGGTGGTGTTTTCTTATTCATTAGAGCTCCTGTCGTGCTCGCTAAGAGCAATTAAAGCGTAGTGCAATACTTTCATAAGGTCTTTCCTATGATCGTCGTACGAGCCCTTTCGGCCGTAGCGCTGCGCGTATTTTAAAATGTTACCAATTGCAAAGCCAATTCCATGGCCACAATCGGAAATAAATTCTGTTGATTGAAATTTGTTTTTGGAATAATGTCCGCCGTAAGTGGAGTCGATATATTCTTTAAGCTCTGCAATCAAAGCTCCTTCGTTAAATTTATAGTCTGGGGTTTTAATAGTCATATTCTTCCTCTGGTGTTTCTTCGCTAACATCAGGCTGACCATAGTCAAGCTGAGCTCCTGAATCTACTTTTGTATAGAGATCCAAGAATGCGATTTTAGTATCTTCGTCGAATCTAGAAACACAAAGGTCTATAGATTTCATTCTATCATTAAAGATAGAGAAGGTTTGAACGATGTGACAAAGTCTTCTAGTAGAGATAACTTCATCTACGCCATCATCGTAAAATGTTTTACGTATAATATCTGCCCATGTAACAAGCTTGGTTACGAATTCAATATCTTCGACATCGAATTTAACCATATGCTTACTAAGGATTTTCTTTTCGATAGCAAGACCTGGGAATTGCATATCGATTGAGATAGTAAATCTTTCTAGGAAAGCATCATCTAAGATACTTGCTGCGGTAAATCTGCCATCATCTGAACCTTTGCCTTTAGTATTAGCAGTTGCGAATACGTTAAAGCCTTTAGCGGGGGAAATAGTTTCGCCAGTCTTTTTAACAAGTACTGGTTTGCCTTCTAAGATACCTTGAAGACACATGATCTTGTTAGTAGCTCTATCGATCTCATCGAGAAGAAGTATTGCTCCTGATTCCATTGCTTTTAAAACAGGGCCCTTTGCGAACACTGTCTCACCGTTGATTAATCTAAATCCACCGATCAAATCATCTTCATCCGTTTCAGGATTGATTTGAACTCGAATGAATTCTTTGCCGAGTTTAGCACAAGCTTGCTCGATCATAAACGTTTTACCGTTTCCAGATAAACCAGATACGTAAGTAGGGTAAAACATTTCAGATTTAATAATCTGAGTAACGTCTTTAAAAGAACCCCATGGAACAAATGTTGGATCTACTCTAGCATAAGTTTTCTCATCACTAGTTATAGATTGCATTTGAGCCGCAGTAGCTGGGACCTGATCTACAGTAGCTGCCGGAGCTGCTTCTGGTAAAAGTCCATCCAAAGAGTAAGTGCCAATCTTGACCCTATTCTCTGGGGTTAATAAAGGATAAAAATCCTTAGCTGTGAAGCCCATGGATTTCGCCACGTCTTCGATTATAGCTCTACGGAAATCCGTTTGGCCAGGAAACTTAGTAGCGATTTCGCTTAAGATCCTTTGGGTTGATATTTTCACTTGATTCATAATATAGACTCCTTATCTGTTTTTATTATTTAATATAGGTACCATTATACCGTATTTCTGGGAGGATGTAAACCCCTAATTTGCATTGTTCACGTGATTGTGACGAAACTTTATGATTAAGCAACTGCTTTACCAATGGAAGTCATAAGCACCTTATTGGTTTTCTTACCCTTTGCAAACTTTTTAAATGCGTTTCTGATCTGGGCATCTGACATATCTTCGTGGACTTGATCATCGAATTCACCATCTTTGGCGGATAATGTTTTACCGCCTTTGAGTAGGTAGTAGTTATCATATCCAAAAGCATCTTGCTTATGAACGCATTTGTTCTTTGTGTATTCTTTAGCACACTCTTTGAAGAATTCTCTGTCATACATATCTGCATCTTTTACGTAGCCAGATAGTCTGTTAATTCTATTTCTCCAATGATGTGAATCATCTGCCATAAAGAAGCCCATTGTTTTTGTATTAAGACTTTTAGATAGGTTCTTAAGAAGTAACTCGGTTGTGTTATATCTATTCCCTAGATCTACTTTCTTTTTGTTAATGATAGCTAATTTTCTGCCGTGATATTTGGTATCGATTTTCTTATCATCAAGACCTTTCATTTGGATATTATTTAATCCATTAGCATCGCCATCTGTAAAGGTAACGAAATTCATTTTTTCTACCTGGTGCTTAATTTTAAATTGCTTAACCAATGCATGTGAAACTATCAAAGCCTGATCTAATGGAGTTGAACCCCAATACTCTGACTGAGCTAGTGGTGCATCGTCATTCCAGTAGTTATCTGTTTTTTGTCTTAAGTACATGTGGAAGATAGCATCTTGGAAATCTTTCTTGTTGAAAGATGAAGAGCAAACCAAAGGCATTGTAAGATTATTCATATCAACATCACCGTCTTGAAGTTGGTCTTGGAACTCTTGATTTTCATAGCAAAAGGTTTTATTCTGTGTAGTAAATCCATAAACATCAAATGGGATATTAATCGCTTTGCAAAAATGAACCATATGTAAAATCTGATCCATAACATAATTCATAGAGTTAGACATAGAACCAGAATAATCTACGAGCATAATCATACCGTGATTTTTAGCATCTGCCAATGTGGTTACTTGTGAAAATATATCTTCTGATGTTTTATAAGCCCAAAGCTTGCTAACATCTAATCTACCAGTTTTAGCAGTAGTTGCTCTTTGATATCTGAATGCTGCTTTTCTTTGCTCGAATTCTTTAACTGCGAAGTTAACAGATCTTTTACAATCTTTTACATACTTTTTAAAATCGTTAAATT